GATAGATGTCTTAATGCAATTAGTTTCTTTGATAGATCTAATTCTGAACAAGTCATAGCTTCTTCTTCAAAATACTCTTTTGCTATTTCTGCTACATTATATTCTCTTCTTAATATTAAATTTCTATTCTCAGGTGTATTACAAGCAAAATTTCGTGCATTAACTTTGTTTTCTTTCTCTTTCGGTACTACTCTAATAACCAAGTATTCTTGTAACATCTCCCATGTGTCAGGATCTTTCTTGATATTCGAAAAATCATTAAGATATTGTGTTTGCTTATATTGAGAATCTTGATCCATGAAGTGACTTATTAGTAATTTGGTTCTCTCCATATACTCTCTAGCTGTAATTTTCTCTGCTCCAGAAGCCTGATTTAATATTTGAGATCTTCTCTGAGTTATTGTTCGGTCTTTAATTAGTTGATTACTATCTAAATAATATTCAAATTCCTTGTTCTTACATATCTCTACATAAGCAAAATCTGACATTTCAAGTTTACCGTAGATATCCAAATCTACAGATTCAGGTTGGAGATTCCTCTCATACGCTGTTAGTAATCTTTTTGATTTACATTTTGACATGTCAACATTCGGCCATTTTGTATTCTTTCTTATCCATCTCTCAATGAATGACTTTTTTGCTGTCCAAGATACTTGAGCTACGATATTAGGATCAATCTGCTTTTCATCTCTACCTTTATCCATCATCGCTTTGATACTACCTTCAATATCCACATATGGATGACCAAACAGTTTAGATAAACACCCTAACTCATTACGAAATGCGGGAGTTGCAGTTCTTAATATATCTCTCAGCTCACTAGATTCATAGTCAAACTTGTGTTCATCCAATAAATCAATTTGCATGTTAGTCAGATAATTAGAACTACTCATGTCATCAGCATCTAGTATATGTTCTGCTTGTACTAAACCCTCTAATGATTTAACAACTGCAAAAGATTCATTTTCTCTTTTCTCAACAAATGCAAAAAAGAATTTAATAAGTCTCATGTATAGATTATATTCTGCATCACTATATATTGTTTCACATTGAATACGACAGACTATAGTTACTGATATAAGATCACATAACTTATTATGCATAAGTAATAAATATGCCTTAGGAAGTACATGTACCTCATTTCCTCTAACAAAGAATGCAATTTTATTTGCTATTATTATTTTCCACTCTGTCAATAAAATTCTAAAAGTTCTTTTCTTAAGTGCTTCAGGATCTCTACTAGAGTCAAATTTCTCATACCTATGGGATAACGCATCATTCAGTGCAGTGTCAAATACATTATAATAGTTGATTAATAGTCTTACAAAAGTATTGTTGGACTTGAATGGTGACAAAGCAGAATCTATCATATCTTCTGCATTTATACCTCGAAGTTGTCTTGTTGATTGTAATAAATGATTTATTGATAAACTTAAGACTCTTTTAACGGGAGCTTTAATAGTAGATAATAAATCAGGAAAAGTAGTTGTTAAATATGGAGGATAATTAACTCCTTCTATAAAGGTATTCATAATAATCGCATGTAATTGAGTATTAAACAGAAATGATTTACCTTGTCCTTTATAAAATTTATGAACTTCTATTGTAATCCTATCTTCTTGTGAGGGATTGGGGGGTATAAAGCCTTCTTCAATGATTCTTCGAGCCTGATCTGTTGTCGACATCCTAATAGCCACAGCTAATTTGTTATCACAAAAAACATTTTTTCCTCTGATCTTCTTTAGATCAGATTCAGTAAATATATCTTGATCTTCGGTACGATATTCTTTCATCATAAAATAAAGTTTAAGAGCGCTGAAAATACGAAAT